GATCGTGGGCGACAAAGTGGTGTCGCTCGACCCCGACGGGAACACCCGCCGGACCGACGGCGGCGTCCCCTACACCCTAGAGACCGGCATCGAAGGGCTCAGCAAAGCGGCCCCGCACCTGTTCCAGCCGAGCAACGGCTCCGGCGCGAACAACGGGACCGGCGGCACCAACGGGCACGGGGGCAAGACCATCACCCGCGCCGACTTCAATAAGCTCGACTACGTGCAGCAAATGGCGACGGCCAAAGAGGCCACCGCCGGGAAGATCAAGATCGTCGACGCCGCCTAACCGGCGGCCTGAACATAGAGCAGGTGCCGCCCCGGTGGGGCGACATTTCCTCGCCTAATGGTGACGGCCCGGGCAGCGAGGCCCCCGGTGGGGGCAGCGATCCTCGGGCTTCCGCAAGGGCTGCCGCGCAGCCGCCACGGTCCCGGTGGGACTGCCAACTTCAACCCCTGTTGAACCCTGGAGGTCTCCCGTGGCTACCATTACCGGGTTAATCCCCACGATTTATGAAGCCCTCGACACAGTCTCGCGCGAGCTGGTCGGGATGGTTCCCTCGGTGGCGCTGTCCGCGTCCGCCGAACGCGCAGCCCTGAACCAAACCGTCACCTCGTTCGTGGCGCCTGCCGCCACCCCGAGCGACATCACCCCGGGCGTGGATCCGCCGGACGATGGCGATCAGACGATCGGCAACCAAACGATGTCGATCACCAAGGCCCGCCGGGTGCCGGTCCGGTGGAACGGCGAACAGAGCCTCTCGCTCAACGCGCCGGGCGGCCCTGGCCGCGCGAACATCCAGCGCGATCAATTCGCCCAAGGCTTCCGGGCCCTGGCGAACGAGATCGAGTCCGACCTCACCGCGCTCCACATCTACGCCAGCCGTGCCTACGGCACAGCGGGCACCACGCCGTTTTCGTTCTCGGCGACCAAGTCCGGCTTTGACGACGTGGCGGAAGCCCGTCGCATCTTGGTCGACAACGGCTCCCCGGAGTCCGGCATGCAGCTGGTCCTGGGGACGGCCGCAGGCGCCAAGCTCCGGTCGCTCGCGCAGCTCAACAACGCGCAGGCGAGCAACGACACCACGTTCCTCCGGCAGGGGATCCTGCTCCCGCTGCACGGCGTAGACATCCGGGAAAGCGGCCAGACCAAGATTTTCACGAAGGGCACCGGCTCGGCCTACACGACCAACACCGCGGGCTACGCGGTCGGCGCAACGGCCATCACGCTGATCACCGGCTCCGGCACGGTGCTGGCGGGCGATGTCGTCACGTTTGCGGGCGACACCAACCAGTACGTGGTGGAAATCGGGGTCGCGGCCCCGGGCGCCATTACGCTGGCGGCCCCAGGACTGCGCCAGGCCATCCCGGCCAGCGCGACAGCCCTGACGATCGTGGCGAACAGCACCCGGAACATGATCTTCCATCGGAACGCGATCGTCCTGGCGACGCGCGTCCCGGCCCGCCCGGAAGAGGGCGACTTGGCCGAGGATGTGCAGCTCGTGACGGATCCGCGCTCCGGGATCACGTTTGAAATCGCCGTGTACAAGCAGTACCGGCAAGTGCAGTACGAAATCTCGGTCGCCTGGGGCGTGAAAGCCCAGAAGGCGGCACACATCGGATTGTTGCTCGGCTAATTCGGCGAGCGGCATGGGGACCTGGCTGGGGAGGGCGCCGTTCTCCCCCGCCACCCCTGCACCCAGGAGGACAATCCGATGATTGCTGGCGAGACCACCCATTTCTCCATCCCGATCGGCTCCTTGCTGACCGTCACGACGGTCGACGGCGAGGCCTACCTCAACCCCATCAGCGACGGCGGCGTCGTGGGCGATACGCTCCGGATCTGGAGCGGCGAACAGTCCATCACGGTCGGCCCCTTTGCCCGCACGACGGTGTACCGCGTGACGGTGCTGCTGGGCGAAGCGATCGTCGCGCAGACCCTGTTTGACGTCTCGATCGGGGGCGTGCAGGAGGCCGTCGACGAGCTGACCCGCACCTACATCAAGGACGATTTTGTGGGCGGGAGCGTCGCGCTCTTTGCCGGTGAGATCGGCGAACTGGGCTGGTTCGGCAACCAGCTCGGCAGCGGCGCGGTGGAGTCCCCGGCCATGACGACCGCGGACGTCGGCCACCCGGGCGTGAAGCGATTGACGACCGGCGCGACACTCAACAGCCAAGCCTTCATCCATCTGCCCAGCACGTCCGCGTTCAACCTCTTCCTGGTGGATGAAGCGTTCGACCTGCGGTTTGTGGTGAACCTCCGCCAGGACGACACCAACACGAAAGCCGCCTTCGGCATCGGGACCACCCCAGCCCCCCCGGCCTTGTCGGGCGTGCGGATCGAAAAGGACTTCAGCGACACCGACTGGCACGCCTTCACGGGCAACGCTTCCAGTACCACCCGGGTGAGCCTCGGCGCCGTGACGGCCGGAGGCTGGGAACGCTTCAGGATCCGCCGGGTGCCGGGCGGGATTGGCTTCACCCGGAACAACAATCCGGAAGTGACGATCGCCACGACGATCCTGGCGTCCGGGACCGGCGTGACGATCTCGGTGTATCTCGAGAACAACGCGACGAGCAGCAAGCAATTGGATGTGGATTTTATTGATTGTGCGGTGACCGGGCTGACCCGCTGACCGGGCCACGGCGTAACCCAGGAGGTGTCACATGTTCTGTCCGACCGTGAAGGTGAAATGCCCCGCCAGCGAGGACAACCCGGCTGGCGAAATGATCATCAACCAGAGCGACTACGACGCGGCTCCCGATCGATACGAGCTGGTCTCCGACGCCCCGGTGGTAGACGCAGGCGCCCCGCCCGACGCCACCCCGGAGCCGAAAGCCAAGCGAGTCAAGCGAGTCGGGTAAGACACCCGCACCTAACAGGAGGAACCGATGGCGATTCAAGACGATTTCAGCGTCGCGGCCAATGGCGACATCCGCTACACCGGCAGCAGTGCGAACTACACCGTCATCGCTCTGCACCGCTGGCTCGGCGATTTAATGGACGATGCTGCGGCCAGCGGGAACGACATCCTGGACATCACGGACGCCACGGCCTCCGAGCGCGCGACCGACAACCTCATCACCCTGAACGCCCCCTACAACATCGACGATACGGCCGCGCAGCACCTGTACGACGGCTCGATCGTCCAGGACGGCGGCAACACGATCTACGACGGCGTCGTGGTCATCGCCAACGCCGGGATGCGGCTCGAGATCATCCAGAACGGCGCGCTGATCTCCCCGAATTTCTGGACCACCGGCCTGAACGCCGATGCGGCCAACGGCATCAGTCACCGCTTCATGGTGAAGGTGCGGACTGGCGGGAGCGACACCGACGGCCGCCGGTTGATCGGGCTCACCCGGGAATTCGGGTTTTCGTATTCCGAATTCAAGATCAACGGCACGGCCCGCGGGAACAACGTCATGGCGTTGACGTATGTGACGGATCTCAATAATGCCACAGCAGAGGGCACGGTCTCGGGCTGGGGCACGATCACGAATACCGAAGGGTATCGCTCCATCGATGTGAACGGCGACACGACGCCGGAGAACTACTACAGCGAGTGGAACAAGGCCTCTTTCACGATCAATCAACTGTATGAGCGCATTAAGTGGCTCTCGCGGCGTGGCACAGGCAGCACGGTCTACGGACTCAGTGGGGTGCTGTTCCGCGGCATCACCCACGAAGTCAATCTCACGGGCGGCTCGGGGACCTGGAACGCGGTCGAAGCCGTGTCGTGGGGCACCGGCGGGACCGCCGGGACCGGCCAGATGCTGGCGGTGAACAACACGACCGCCACCAGCGCCACCAAGATGTGGATCCAGCTCATCACGGGCGTGGCGCCCTCGGGGAGCGTAACGATCACGGGCGGCGGGTCGGGCGCGACGAACACGAACAGCGGCACCCCGACGGAGCGGACCATTCAATTCGGCGGCTCGGCCCCGATCACCTCGACCGGCTCGAGCCTCATCGGTAACTACGGGCTGGGCGTCGAGTCGGCGGACCTGTCGGCCTCCGATATTCTGTTTGATTTGACCAACACGCAGCGCAACCCGCCGAACAATGTGAGCTTCACGGTGAACGGGCTCGTGGCGTCGGAAGACCGGGTGCTGGTCACCCGGCTCGGCTACACCTTCGCGTTCAGCGGACAAACCTCCAACTTTGCCGACGGCGCCACCATCACGTTCTCGGGCGGCGGGACGGCCAAGCTCCTGGAGCAAACCGACCTGGGCGCCACCGGCTACTACACCGTGCGGATGCTGACCGGCGCGGTCCCGGCGGCGGCCGAGACGATGAGCGGCTCCGGCGACGGCACCGTGGCGAGCACCCCAGCGCCCACGATCGACGTCGAGCAATACACGAATGCGGCCCTCCTGAACGGCGCGTCCGTGACGTCCATCGTGGTGAACGAGACGATCGACAGCGACACCCCCGCGACCGGGACCATCCGGATCCTGCGGAACTCGGGCATCCGGACGGTCCACACGTACTCCAGCTGGGCCACCTCGACCTTCACGATTGCGAGCGCCGATTTTTCGACCGACAACGCGGCGTCGGGCAACGGGGTCTTTTCCACCTTCATCGACAAAGTCGCGGCGGCCACCGGCGAGAGCTTCACGGTCGTGTTCAACACGACGCGCAACCTCTTTGTGCGAGTGCGGGACGGCGGCGGCTCGCCCATCAAGACGTTTGAAACGACCGGGACGTTGACGAGTGCCGGCGGGTCCACCACGGCGATCAGAACAACCGACACGTAAGCAAGGAGGGCTCGATGGCGCAAGCACAATTCAGCTTACTGGACCACGCGACCTATACCAACGCCGGGATCACGGCGAACGGCGTGCATCAACTCTATTGCTCGCCGACGCAGGGCAACACCTTCAGCCTGACGAGCATGCGGATGATCATCGACTACCACAGCCTCGCGCCGAACGACCTGCCGGGCGGCCTCGGCGTGGTGGTTGAAGGGAAGAACGGCGGGAACTGGTATCCCATCGCTCACCAATACGAGCGCTACTACAACAATGTGCAAGGCACCCAGCGGATCATCATCTTGCAGCCGGACATCTCGCTCTACGACGACGGGATCGACTCGATCATTTACGTCGGCGGGCAAACGATCTGCCGGGTCTCCCGGCAGCAAGGACGGGTCGGCAGCGATTGGCGTGTGAAATTGCTCCTCGATGAACGGGCCTATGGACAAGCGCAGGCGTTCACCGGGACCACGGTCTCCATCATGGGGGAACTTTATGACGTCGCTTAGCTGTCCCTACTGCGCCGGTGCCGACTTCGCCGACATCGCCGAGCGACGCCCCGGGCAATTCGTGCAACAGTGCGGCACCTGTCAGCAATTCTCGGTACAGGTGCGTCCGAGCGGGCGCCGGTACGCCATGAGTAATCCGCAGAACCAGAACTCGGAACCACAGACGAGACCTTAATGGCGTCGGTGACTTCCAATTTGACGCGCGTGCATGACCTAGAAGGCTCACCCACCTTCACCAACATTGGATCGGGCGGCGGCGCGGGTGTGAGCACAGACATTTTTCTGCAAGCCTCACAATCAGGAGCGCGTCGTCGGTCTGGTGTGACGCTGGAGGGGTTCTGGCTCGATGACGGCGCGGGCAACAATCTCTCAGCCGCCGATTGCCATGTGGCGATGTGGTGCTGGGTGACCCACTACGGGAACCTCACCGCCCTGCAGGTGTGGCTCGGCGATTCCACAAGCGTCTACGATCAGCACGCTCTGAATTTGACGGAATACCCGGCCCTGGGCGGCTGGGTGCGGGTCTGGATCGATGTGTCACGGACCCCTGACGCCACAGCGGGCGGCGGATCAGGCGAATCTTCGGTGCGCTATTTCGGACTGGCCGTGTCGCTCCCGTCGGTCGGCGGCACCTCGCCCAACGTGGTCATGGATGCCATCGACTATGTAAACGGCGGCGCGGCCCTCGTGCTGACCGGCACCAGCGGCGTGTTTGCCGACTTCGCTACCAGCGATCAAAACACCACCAATCAGTATGGCGTCTTTCGATTGATCGGCGGCGTCTATAACTGCCTGGCCCGGGTGCAGCTCGGCTCGGCTTCCTCGCTGGTGTTCACCGATGGGAGTTTTACCATCATCTTTCCCCAGCAAGCGCTCGTCAACGACACCTGGATGGGCATCACCATCGACTTGCAGCACGCGAGCACGTCGGTGACGTGGCTGAGCTGTGTGGTGCAATCAAGCGCGACCAAGAAGGGGGACTTGGTCGTCACGGGGACCAGCGGGACGTTCACGGCCGTGGGCCTCGTCGCCGGGAACCTGCGGATCGTCACCCTGAACTCCAAGTGCTCGGTGACCCAAAGCGCCATCGGGTCCTGCGGGCAAATCACCGCCGCGGGCGCGACGCTCACGAGCACCCAAGTCTCCGGCTACGAAGGCACGGCCAATACCTCGGCGCTGATTTGGGACGTCGCAACGAATCCCAGCACCCCGATGACCGGCATGACCTACACGAAGGGCACGGCGGCGACGCATGCTATTGAATTTGGCACGACTTCACCGACCAGCATGACGCTCACGAATGTGACGTTCAGCGGGTACAACGCGAGCAACAACGTCAACGACTCGGCCATCCATTTCAAGCGCACGACCGGCACCGTGACGTTGACGATCAGTGGCGGGACGACCCCCAGCTACCGGACCGATGGGGCGACGATCTCGATTGTGGCCGGAGCCGTCACGGTCGCGGTCAACGTGAAGAACACGAGCGGGTCGAACATCTCCGGAGCGAGAGTCCTTCTCAAGGCGGCCTCAGGGGGGCCCTTCCCCTTCGACGTGACCGTGACGATCAGCAACAGCGGCACGACCGCGACGGTGACGCACACCGGCCACGGGCTGGCGACGAACGACTATGTCGTGATCAAGGGGGCCTCGCTCGCGGCGAATAATGGCGTATGGCAGATCACGGTGACCGGGTCGAATTCCTATACCTACACGATGGCGAGCTCGCCCGGCTCGAGTCCGACCGGCACGATCAAAGCGACCTACGCCTGCCTCTATGGCACGACCGATGGGAGCGGCAATCTCTCAACATCAAAAGTGTACAGCTCCGCGCAGCCGGTGAGCGGGTGGGTGCGGAAAGCGACCGGCAGCCCGCTCTACAAAACCGCGGCGCTGGGCGGCTCGGTGAGCAATTCCACCGGCTATAGCGCCTCGGTGCAGATGATCGCCGATGAGTAACGACATCACCATCACGGCCCTGCCCCGGCGGAACGCCACGGCGGTGGAGCAGACGATCCGCGAGCACGAAGCGCTCCTGCGGGACGGCCTCCGGACGATTCAGGTCCTGCAGGCCACGGTCGCGCAGCTCAGCACCCGGCTCGAGCACGTCGAACACCGACTCGCCCGGGTGATGGGACAGCAACTCGGGACCGGCCCGACGGAGCGATAGGTGGCGATTACGATCGACTGGGGGCAGCGGATCATCAACGTGCCGCAGGCCGATCTCACGGCGCTCGGGGGGACCGTCTACGAGCTGGACGTAGATGCGTTTCGATTGACGCTGAAAGACCTGGAGGATGACGAGGCAGGCATGGCGTATCCCGACACCCACCGGCACAACACCGAAGTGACGCTCTCGGGCGTGACGTATGCCCGGACCTTCGAGATCATCAACCAGTACACGGTCTCGTTCGAATACACCGGCACGCCCTACCTGGTGAGCTGCGTGGGCGCGAACCATAACCTCGGCGACGTGACGAACTTCGACGGCGGCGCCAGCCTGCTGATCGGCAATAGCGCCGGGTTGATCGTGAAGACCGTCGGGAGCGGGTTGAGCACCCCGCAAGACACCCTGCTGACCCGGATCGGCGACATCCTGGAGGCCGACGAAGAGATCCGCGCCACGACGTTTAAGAAATTCCTGAAAGGGACCACGACCCCGTTGGTGAGCAAGACCGTCACGAAAGTCGGGAACGATGTGGATCTGCAGGAGCCCTGATGTGGAACAGCCTCTGGTACCTGCAGGGCGGGGGCGGCACCACCGGGGTCGTCCTGATAAGCGGAGGAGCAATCATGGAACCGTTACAAGCTGAGCTGGTCGACACGACCCTCGAGGCCGAATTGACCGACACCGTCCTGGCGGCCGACTTGGTGCCAGCGCTGGAAGCGGAGGTGGAGTGATGGCTACCGCCCTCGGCGCCCCGGTGACGTGCGATCTCGAACGCAGCGAAGACGACACCGACGACATCACGGTCCACTTGACGAACGCGGACGGCACCGACGCCACCGTGGTGGGTTGGACCGCCACGCTGTCGATCGGCCCCGATGCCGACACCCTGGGGACCGGCTACCAAGCCACCTACCCGGGGACCGGCGTATCGGGCGGGCTGATCCCGATCAACATGGATGCCTTCGACGTGCCGATCGGCAGCTACAAGTACGACATCCGGATCACCGACACCGTGACGGGCGACACCCCCGCGCGGGTCTATTTCAAGGGCAAGTTCAAAGTGACGAGCCGGATCAACTAAGGGGGCCGCATGCCAGTCACACTGATCGCAACCGCCGGTGACGCCAACGCCAACAGCTACAGCACGCTCGCGGAGGCCACGGCCTACCACGACACCCACCTGTACGGGAGCGCCTGGACCAACGCGGACCCGGACGACCAGGCCCGCGCGCTCATCTGGGCCACCCGGATCCTGGATGCCGAAGTGAACTGGGTCGGGAGCAAGTACACGGCGGACCAAGCCTTGCGCTGGCCCCGGAGCAGCGTGCTGGACCGGGATGGCTACACCGTGGCGGTCGACGCGATCCCGACGTTCCTCAAGCAGGCCACCGCGGAGCTGGCCCGGTGGCTGTTGACCGAGGACCGGACTGCCGAACGCGGCTACGGGATCACCCGGCTGAAAGCCGACGTCGTCGAGCTCGAATTCGACAAGAGCGACGAGCGGCCCATGCTGCCCGAGGCCGTCCTGTCGCTGATCGCCGGGTACGGCGACGCGGGCGCGCAGATTTCGGGCGTCGTGAAGCTCGTGAGGGTCTGATGGGGCTGAGCGAAACGATCCAGAAGTTTGTCCAGAGCGGCCTGAAAGCCACCGGCAACCTCCGGAAGGCCGCCACCTACCAGGTGGCCGGGACGCCTGTGTACAACCCGACGACCGGCACCCCCACCGTCTCGACCACGACCTACGCGATCGAGGCCCTGTTCACGAGTTTCAGCGACCGCGAGATCGACGGCGATCGCATCCGCCCCGAGGACCAGAAGTGCCTGGTGGCCGGGCTCGACCTGGCGGTAACGCCCGGCAAGAACGACACGATCCTGGTGGGGACGGCCGTCTGGTCGGTCGTGGAGATCCGCGGCATCCCGAGCGACGGGCTCTGGATCCTGCAGGTCAGGAGACCCTAGATGGCGAGCGCGGAACAACAGCAACACCTGTTCAACTTCGACCGGGACCTCGCGCGCTTCGCCAAGGCCCTGCAGATCGAGCTGGTGACGCTGATGAAAAAGATCGGGTTTGATCTCCTGGCCCGCATCGTGTCCCGGACGCCGGTCGACACCGGCCGGGCCCGGGCCAGCTGGGTCATCACGATCGGCGATCCCAGCGAGACCACCGCCCCTGCGGGCGAACACAAGCAGTACCAGACCGGCGAGGCCCCGAGCCCCCCGGCGGGCGTGGTGGCGGTGGAGCAGGCAAGCGCCGCGCTTGCCAGCGTCCAGGCCTACGACGACATCTGGATCGCCAATAACCTGCCCTACATCGAGCGCCTCGAGCACGGGCACAGCGGCCAAGCCCCCAGCGGGATGGTGGCGCTGGCGATCCAGGAGACCGAGACCGAACTCGACGTGGCGCTCCGGGAGGTGCCGGGATGAGCGGCTACGCCGACGAACGCCAGGCCATCGAAGCCCGCCTCGCGGCCAACTTCACGGCCATTCCGATCCAGTACGAGAACAGCCCGCTGCAAGAGTTGAAGACCGCCTACTGCGCGGTGTTCATCCGGCGCGGCGAGGGCCACCAGATCACGCTCGGCGACAGCCCCCAGCTGCACCGTTGGGCAGGCGTCATCATCGTGCAGGTGTTTGTCCCGGAGCACACCGGGACCCAGGCGGCCGCCACCTACGCCGACAGCATCGCGGCCGTGTTTCAGCGTCAAGAGTTTTCAGCCGGTGCCAGCGGGCTGATCCGCTGCCGGACGCCGCACGCGGAAGCCGCGGGCGCCCGGAACGGTTGGTACCAGCTCAACGTGGTGATCCCCTACATCAGGGACAAAACCATCTAACCCCGGGGGAACACCCGCCCGGTTCACAAAGGAGGCATCCCGTGGCACAAGCAGAAAGCAACCGCGTTGCCCTACACATCAGCGAGGAAACCGCCTGGGACGAAGTACCCAGCACCCCCACGATGGTGGAGCTGCCCTACACCAGCGAGACCATCGCCTACGAGAAACGGACCGTCCGGAGCAACATCGTGCGGGCCGATCGGCTGACCGACGACATCATCGAAGTCGGCGCCGGGAGCGGCGGGGACATCAACATCGAGTACAAATTCACCGACTTTGAGCTGCTCATCGAAGGCGCCCTGGGCAGCAAGTTCACCGACGGGACCGCGACCTTCACGGGCTCGTCTAACTTGAGCTTCGCCGCCAGCGGCGGGGGCACCCAAGTGCTGACGGCCCCGGCGTCGACCTGGGTGAATTTCGATGTAGGCGCATGGGTGCGGGTCTCCGGCGCGGACGCGGCCAATAACGGCGTGTTCAGGATCACCGCCATCACCTCGACGGATTTGACCATCACCAATCCGAGCGGGACGGTCCAGGCGAGCAGCTCCGCCACCGTCTCGCAGAAAATGGCCCGGACCGGGACCAACAAGTACAGCTACCTGGTGGAAAAGAGCTTCAACGACGTTACCCAATTCATCCACTACCGCGGCATGCGGGTCTCGACCTGGGCGATGAACATCGAAGCCGAGCAGATCATCACCGGCTCGTTCGGGCTCTTGGGCTCGCGGGCGGTGTCGCAAGGTACGACCATCAGCGGCAGCAAGAACGCGGCGGCCGGGCTGTCGGTCTGCGGCGCCACCAGCAACGTGGGCACCCTGCAGGAGAACGGCACCGGGCTGACCACGCCGGTGAAGGCCCTCCGGTTCAACCTGAACGCCAACCCCCGGCAGCTCACGGCCGTGGGGAACAAATACCCGATCGGCATCAACCTCGGGAGCTTCGAGATCACCGGCAGCCTGGATGTGTACTTCGAGGACGCCACCCTCTACACCAAATTCCTGGACCACAACGACTCGAACCTGACGGTCGAGATCGACAGCCCCGAGGACGACCGGACCATCATCACGATCAGCAACCTGAAGTTTACGAACGCCGCGCCGGTCGGCGCCGGGCTGAACCAGGACGTCATGCTGACGATGGAATTCACCGCGAAGCGGAACACGACGAGCGGCGCGATGATGCAGGTCGATCTGTTGACGTAAGGACGCCCCGCACGGCGCCAGGGTCGGGGCCCTATCCCCCGGCCCGCCGCCGTGCGGACCCGTGGGGCCGGGATGGGATGCCCCTCATCCCGAAACCCCACCACCCGTGTCATTCACCCAAGGAGGTAACACCTGATGGACATCCTGCGCGAAATGGGCACCGATTCAAAGAAGGCAGTCGAGGGCATCTGGATTGTGCTGGAGGACAGCGGAGACCACGAAGTCCCAGAGGACGAGATCGGCGATCGTCCGGCCGTGAAGATCGCCCGGGCCGACAACATCCACTACCAGAAGGCGCTCCGGAAACGGCTGGCCCCCTTGGTGGCCCGCGGCCGACGCATAGGCCTAGACCCCGAGGCCCAAGCGAAAGCCGAAGCCGAAAGCCTGCACGGGACCGTGCTGTTGGATTGGCGGAACCTCGTGGCGGGCAATGCCCCGTTTGACTTCAGCCGGGCCAACGTCGTGAAGGTGTGGACCGACATCGCGTATGTGGTGTTCAAGGACCGGCTCGCAGGCCTGATCCAGGACGCCGAACTGTTCCGCCTGGAACTGCAGGAGGAGCGCGAAAAAAACTAACCGCGGTCCTGGAATGGCAGCTGGCCTACGGTAAAGATGAGGCCTTTTATGCCGCCCAAGGACCGGACCATAAGGTCAACCAGAGCCGCCCCGATCTCGACGAGGAGAACGCCCTGTTGATGCAAGTTTTCACCATGCTGCACCCGTCCCGGCCCGTGCATTTCGGCGGCCCCGGCCCGATCCCCCTGCAGGAGATCGAAGCCTTCTGCCGGATGGCCGGGTTTGACGACGCTGAACGGTTCGACCTGGCGATGGAGATCCGCGGGCTCGACCTGCTGTACCTGCAGCTCTACGACCGGCAGCAACAAACCAAGCGGACCATCCTGCAGCCGAAAGGAAACGTCTGATGGCGGTCCTGAACGTCCTGATCAACAGCAAGGGCGCCCAAGCCGGAGCCGCCCAGGTCCGCACCGCCCTGACCAGCATGTCGAGCACCGCCCGGGTCGCCACCCAGGACATGGAGCGGCGCTTCGAGCGCATGAAATCCTCGATCCTGTCGGTCAAGACGGCCCTGGCGGCCTTGGCGCTCGGGGCGTTTGCCCGGGAGGCCTTCGGGGTGGCGATGGAGCTGGAACGGGCCGAACGGCAGATGACGGCCCTGACGACGTCGGCCGCGGCCGCCCGGGTGCAGCTCGAGCGGGTCCGGGCCATCGGCGATAAATTCCAATTCTTCAAAGACGAGGACCTGGCGTCCAGCTTCCGGCTGTTGGTCGCCAACGCGGTCCCACAGGCCGAACAAGCCCTCGACACCATCGCCAACATGGCGGCCCAGACCGGCGTCGACATCAACACCGCCACGATGGCGATCATTGGCGCCCAAGAACGGCAACTCCGGCAGCTCGGCGTGCAGCTGATCGACCTCGGCACCGGCAAGGCCCTGATCGCCTTCAACGGCATCCGGATCGAAGTCCAAAAGACCGACCAAGCCCTGCAGCGCGGGCTGATCGAGGTGCTGCGGAAAGGCGCGCCCGACGCCACCAAGGTGATGGCGAACCAGATGGAATTTCAATTCTCCCGCGTGAAGGACACCTGGGAGGACCTCCAGGTGGCGATTATGCGGGGCGGGCTGAACGACTACTTCAAGGCCCTCTTCAAGACGATCGCCGACACCTTCCAGCCCGAGCAAATCAACCGGGCGGGCAAGGAGATCGCCGACGCCACCATCACGACCCTCGAGCTGATGGCGAAAGCAGCCGCCGCGACTTACGACACCATCGCCCCGTTCGGCAAGCTCCTGTTCAGCGTGATCAAAAACGCCCTCGACGCCTTCGGGCGATTGCCCCCGGAGATCCAGACGATCGGGGTGGTGGGCTACCTGTTCCTCGGAACCAGCGGCCGCGCCGCCCTGGTGGCTGCGCTGGCCCTCGCCAACACCCTCGGGCTCAAGGTCGAGGACATCGGCAAGATGGCGTCCCAGCTCGGGACCGGCGTGCTGGACCTGGCCCAAGGGAGCCCGCTGGGCAAGATGCTACAGAAGAGTGCCGAGCTGGCGGCCGGGCAAGAGCTGAAGCGCACGCCGGGCAACACCCTGACGCCCGGGCCGAACGCCACGACCCTGGGCGGCTTGTTCCAAGGCGGACCAGAAGTCGAGAAGGCCGGGGAGAAGACCGATCGGTTCTTTGCTCGGCTCCGGGCCAACTTCCAGGCCGCCCAACAGCAGACGAAAGAGCTGGCTGAGGCCGGGGCCTCCGCCACCACCCTCCTGAAGGCCAACACCCTCGACGAGAACGCCGAAAAAGTCCGGGCTCAAATGGCGTTCATCCGGGCCAACCTGCAGGACGAGATCGCCCTCGAGCAGCAAAAGCGGGACCTCGGATTCCAGCCGGAGGTGGCGGAAGCCGAGAAACGGTCCCTCGAGGCCATCAGCAACCTCGAGAAACAAGGCCTCGAGCTGAACAAACAACAGCGCGACACGATCAAGGGCTACTTCCTCGAACTCGCCAAGGCCCAGCTCCTGACGGCCGACTGGAACACCAACCTCGAGATGGTGCAGCGGAGCCACGAAGCGGTCCGCAAGATCATGGAGCAGACCGCGGACCTGCAGCGCGATCTGAGCGACCAGGAGGAAGCCCTCCAGCAACCGCTCGGCGCGGCCCGCCGGGAAGCCGAGATCAAAGCGCAGATGATCCGGACGCTTGAGAAAGAGCGCGTCACCACCCTGCTGCCCAGCCAGCTCGACTGGCTCCAGAAACAAGCCACGGTGATCGCCGAGACCGAGACCCGCGTCCGCGGGCTGATGCTGGCGGAACGCCAACGGCTCGACACCGCCGAAGAATTGGCCCGGCTGCAGGAGGAAACCCGAGACCTGCAGGGCGGCACCCAGGCGGCCCCGATCGGGTCCATCCGGGGCGCCGTCGGGACCGAGCAGCCCTCGGCCGAGACCCTACTGGCCCGGCGACGACGGGAATTCGAACGGGAAGGCGCAGGCGGGGCGTTCGACGAAGCCACCGCCAAGCAAGAGATCCAAGAGGTGCTGCGCGCCCGGAACCTCAACCTCCTGACCCGGACCACGTTTGAACTCGAGCGGGAGGTGAAGCAGACCCAAATCCTGAACCAGGTGGCCGGGCAACAGCTCGACCAACGCGAGGCCTCGACCCGGGCGCTGCAGACCGAACTCGCGCTCCGGCAACAAGGCGTGGACCTGGGGCCCGAGGAAGTCCAGCGCCTCCAGGTCCTGACCAAGACCCTGCAGGACCAGCGCGCCGAACTCCGCAACACCGACGCCATCAACGGATTTATCGATTCCTTCCGGGTCGGGTTCGACACGATCGTGCATTCCGCCGAGCAGGCCTACGGCCACCTCGAGGACGCCCTGACCCAAATGGTCCTGACCGGCAAGGCCGACATGCAACAGTTTGTGAACTTCGTCGAAGCCGAAATGGTCCGGCTGTCCATCAAGATCGCCCTAAACAAACTCTTTGACCAGGTCCTGGAAGGCGCGGGCGCGTTGTTCGGGAAAGGCGGCGGCGCGGGGGGGAGCATCTTCGGGCTGTTCACCGGGGAGGGCTTCGGCGCCGCTGGCGCGGAAGGCGCGTCCCGGGCGGCCCAGCGCGGCGCCACCGACCCGAGTCTGTTCGGCCCGGGCTTCCGGCACGGCGGCGTGTTCGATTACCGCGGCGGCCACTTCCGCAGCTATTACGACGTCCCGGGCGCACAGAGCGGCATGCTGTCGTACAACGAACGGCTCCTCCGGGTGAGCGAAGGCCACACGCCTGAAGCCGTGATCCCGCTGAAAGGCGGGAAGGTGCCGGTCCAGATGAAAGGCGGCGGCGTGACGGTCCATGCCCCCATCACGATCATGACGCCCGACGCCGCCGGAGTGCGGCGGAGCGAAATGCAGATCCAAGCGCAAATGTCGAGCGCCCTGGCGCGCGCAGCCAAGAGGATCACGTAGGAGATGGCGAATGCCCGGATGGAGATCGTCTTGGTGGTCGAGCCTGATCGCGTGCATGACGGCGCCGTGCAGCATGTGCTGCCGGTTCATCAGACGCACACGGCTACGGCGGCCTGTCCATGTGATCCAATCCTACTGGTGCATCAAGCGGTTAGCCGAGACGGCGAGGAAGCGCGGTACGTCTCGCTCTACTGGCACAACTGGAAAGTGACGAAGAGGACCCCCGATGCCATCGTTTGACGAAGTC